AATGTATTCCACGGAAGGCGATACACCCAAATTGTATACGCGCGGAGATGGAAAAGTCGGGCAAGATGTTTCTCATTTGATAAAGACACTCAAGTTGCCGAAACAAAAAGGCTATGTAGTCCGCGGCGAATTTCTCATATTGAAGGACGTCTTTAACACCAAATACAAAGACCGGTTTGCTAATCCGCGAAATATGGTCTCCGGAATCGTAAATTCGAAAACACAAGACGAACAAATGGCCGACCTTCATTTTGTCGCATACGAGGTAATTCGACCTGTATGCAAACCAAGCGAACAAATGCGTATTCTCAAGGAACTTAATCACGAAGTTGTTAAATGGATGAGCGTACCTTCATTGACCAATGCGTTTTTGTCGGAAAAACTCGTTGATTGGCGAGCCAATAATGAATATGAAATTGACGGAATCATTGTTTGTAATGACGCGATTTATCCACGCGTATCCGGAAACCCCAAACACGCTTTCGCATTCAAGATGGTATTATCCGATCAAGTGGCGGAAGTAAAGGTGGTTGATGTTATTTGGACCGCAAGTAAAGACGGATATTTGAAACCGCGTGTTCGTGTCGAGCCGGTTCACATTGGCGGCGTAACAATCGAATATGCAACTGGATTTAATGGTAAATTTATAGAGGATAACAAGATTGGTGTCGGTGCAATTATACAATTGATTCGGTCTGGTGATGTAATCCCATATATCAAATCGGTTGTTGTGCCAGCGGAAACTGGGAAAATGCCTGATATTCCATACGACTGGACCGACACACATGTAGATGTGATTTTGAAAAATAAAGACGATGATCCGATTGTGCGCGAGAAAAACATCACTGGATTTTTCACGGAAATTGGTGTGGAAGGATTGTCTAGTGGTAATGTGAAACGTATTATTGCGGCCGGATATGATTCGGTTCCAAAAATAATTAAAATGGAAAAATCCGATTTTGCGAAAGTTGATGGATTCCAACAAAAAACCGCCGAAAAACTCTATAATGGTATTCGCGATTGTGTTTCAAAGGCGACACTTGTCCAATTGATGGTCGGATCAAATATGTTTGGACACGGAATGGGCGAGCGTAAATTAGGACCAGTCATAGAGGAATACCCAGATTTCCTTACTTCCGACGAGTCGAAAGCGGAAAAAATCCGCAAATTGGGAACAAAGGGCATTCACAAGAATGCCGAGGAAGTAGTAGATAGTATTGCACCATTTTTGAAATTCTTGGAGAAGTGTGGTATTAATGTAACATCAACAAAAGCAGTTGAGAAAAAAGAGAGCATCGCAGTAGATACATCAAACCCGGTATATGGAAAAACGGTGGTAATGACCAAAGTTAGAGACAAGGAAATTATCGAATACTTAGAGGCAAATGGAGGCAAATTGGGCGAGACAATTAAGAATGATACACTTGCACTTATTGTAAAATCAAAAGATGATGTATCCAATAAAACCAAGGCGGCCATTGAGAAAAATGTTCCAATTATGACGCCAGCTGAATTCAGAGCAATGTACAAAATATAATTGAACAAAATCAATTTAAATAATGACCATCTTATATATTTATAATATGGCTGAACAAGGAATCCGATACCAAATATTCGAGCAAAATGATGATGAAGTTGTTTTTAAACCGATCCAAAATATAGAGTTGCCGACACAACAACCCATAAGACCGATTGAGAGTAGAGTAGACGATACCGATATTGTGGTACGTATCAAGGACTATATTGCGAAACATAATCCCGGCCTTGTAATTTTGACGCCTTGCTATAATAGCACTGTTTTTGTATCATATATGGAGTCACTCATTCAAACATTTGCGATGTGTAAGGAGTTTGGATTAAGAATGAAAGTCCATTTTTGCAAGAACGACAGTTTGGTTTCACGCGCGCGCAACAATTTGGTTGCGAAAGCAATGACTGATAAAAATATGACCCATATGCTATTTATTGACGCGGACATTACTTGGGATCCAATTGATATTGTTAAATTGATTTTGGCCGATAAGGGTGTTGTGGGCGGAATTTATCCCATCAAGAACTACAATTGGGGTAATTTCTCGGAAGACCCCGATTTTGTTAGGAAAATTATGGCCAAGAAACAGAACTCGCAATTGAATAATATGATGTCGGATCTCCATTTTTTAAAGACGAATATGGTGAAATACAATGTTAATTATGAATCATCGGTTCTTAATGTTACAAATAATTTGGCGAAGGTAAGACATTTGGCCACAGGATTTATGATGATCAAGCGTGCGGTTATAGAATCTATGATGCGCGGATTCCCGGATACAAAGTATACTGATGATGTCGGATTTTTAACTGGAGATGAAAACAATTTTGCATATGCATTATTCGATTGTGGTGTAGAGGAAGGGCATTATTTCTCCGAAGATTGGTTGTTCTGCCACAGATGGACAAAGATGGGAGGTGGAGTGTATATTGATGTTACGATCAATTTGGATCACACCGGAATAGAGACTTTCAAGGGATCTTATATATCCTCTATTATGTAGATGATAAAATTTGATGTTTGATTATTTTATTGTAAATGCAATAAAATATTCCTAACTAATCGGTGCTCAATACCTTCGCAATATTTCGCGGATAATCTGGATTGATTCCTTTTTCAATCGATAAATAATACGCAATCATTTGTAAAATAACGTTTGTGAGTATTTCCAAGTATCCACATTGCGGAATTTGAATTCTATAATCATATTTGTCGGACAAATCACCGTCGGAAATACCTATAACCATAGCATCTCGCGATTTGAGTTCATCAAGTACTCCCTGATTCCTTGCAAACAATGCATCGTCGGGGCTGAGTAAAATAACTGGAAACCCGGGTGTTAATAAAGCATATGGACCGTGTTTCAATGCTGCGCTATTATATCCTTCGGCATGTATATATCCGATCTCTTTCAACTTAAGTGCGCCCTCTTTTGCAACCGAGACAAAATTGTCTTTGCCTAAAATAAAAATACTATTTGATGTCGCCAATCTTTTTGCAATATCTTTGCAAATCAATGTAGAGTCACTTATTGTTTTTTTAATATCAGCACTCAAACTCATTATTTTACGAATCGCCTTTTTTTGAAATTCAATGTTGGAATTTCGCTGGGCAACAGTCGGAAAATAGCCCGCGAAAAGATTAGCATTCTTGTGTTGTTGTGCAAACCAAATTGCAGTCATCGTTAAAACGACCACTTGTGATGTGAATGCCTTTGTGCTCGCCACTGCATTTTCGCGTCCGCAATTCAAATAAATGCCGCAGTCAACTTCACGCGCAATAAGCGAATCAACCACATTTATGATACCAATTGTTATAGAATCCATGTGATTCGCTTTTTTAATCATTTCCAAACATCGATGAAGATCCTTTGTTTCGCCGGATTGAGATAAAAATACATAAGTTGTTTTGCGTCGCGGCATATCTGCATTGCAAAAATCGGCACCGTCAAAAATCTGGACTGTATTGAAACACCCCAATTGTTTAAATAATGAGAGAGTCAAAAGCCCTGCGTGATATGATGTCCCGCACCCCAGAAAAATGATGTTTTCGGTGGCCAATAATTCTTCGCGTTTCCGATCAAGTCCGCCCAACTTTACTTCAGAATTGCTCATTATGCGCCCTCCGTTTCCGGTGGCTGCAACACACGCGATCGATTGATCATTGATCTCTTTTAAAGTCCAATGTGGATACGGTGACGGAGATACTGATTCAGCAGCTCCTTCGAAAATGCGTTTTTCGTAAGTCGTATTTCCGCACGATTTCATAACAACTTTACCGTCTTCTTTGCAAAGTGATACAATATCGTTGCTCTCTAATGCGACATAGTTGGTGATTTTGTGGTCGAACCCATAACATTCGGACGAAACCATCATAAACTTGTTGTCGTTGGAAAACCCGACCAATAATGGACTGCCGTGTCGAACGCAATACATAATGTTGGGTGTATCCACACATAAAATCGCTAATGCATATGTACCCTCTATGTGCGCCAGTGCACATTGGATTGCTTCAATAGGAGACTTATTATCTCTATAAAAATACGATATCAGATTTACTATAACCTCAGTGTCGGTCTCGGAAATAAACGTGAATCCATTTTTTATAAGCATTTCTCGCAAAATAGCATAGTTCTCTATAATACCATTATGAACAAGTGAAAATTTATTATGAGTATCATTATGAGGATGACTATTAATATCATTTTTTGCACCGATTGTGCGCCACCTAGAATGAAGAATGGAAATGGTGCCGTCGTGTTCAGCCTGGTGTTTTAAGATTTTTGCGTCGGCCAATTCTTTGTCGTCGCTGGCGAATTTATGAGTCATAAAATGCTGGTTTTGGTTTATTGTTGTGATACCAACTGAGTCGTAACCTCTATTTAATAATTTTAAAATACCAAGATATCCATATATAAAAGATGTTTCATATCCGATGTATCCACATATTCCACACATTTATTATACATATTGCGATAAAATCCATAAATTCAATTTTACGCAAAACATAAAATTGAACACCTTTTTTAACAATCTTTTTAAAGCATTAAATTTAAAATATTGTAATAACGAAAACGAAAACAACGAAAACAGCGATAACAATGAACACTAACAGAAAAGTGATTATCAGACGTCCTAATTTGGACATTATTCCAGAAATAATGGAACAAACTACACGAGAAATACATCGTGGATGGAAATTAGAGAGAGATAGATTAATCTCTAAATTGAATATATTTGAAAAATATGATTTTGTGAGACGAATGGTTCTCCCAGACACAATTCTAACGAAAGACGATAAAGAGTGGATTCGATTAAATACTAAATTGATAGAACGCGTATATGTTAATAATGATTGCAAGGTTCCTTTTAAATATCAAACAGATCCTGGACAAAGGTTTCTTGCAGGTGAGGAATATGCTAAAGAGATGAGTAGATTAAGAAAAGAGAATGAGATGATGTGTGGATTATAAATTTGTATATTTTGTATATTGTATATTTTGTAAATGATTAAGTAATGTATTTTTTTTCGTTATAACCACAAATATGGATTTTCTCCAGCCAATTCTGGATAACATTCTTTCAGATTTTTTTTAACTAATCTTAGAGGTTGATGCGTTCCAAAGAATGGTTCAACCCAAGTATGATGCAGAGCAAAATGTTTTGATATTTCATCATCGCCAACTTGCAACCCCAATTTATAACATCCGATTGTAAAATATACGTCTTCTGCGTCTGTCTCTATATTTCCCGATAATTCATTTGATCTTGCGCTCTTTTTCGGAGGAAAATAATCAATTATTTTCAACATATCGCGGCGCTTTCGCAATGAAAGTCCTCCATTAAAACATTTTATAATAGGATGTATTCCTTCGCGTTCTAATTCAATCCAGCGACAGTCCATATTTCCACCAATATAACTCTTATCAAGTCCAATGAAAAAATCAATGTCCATTCCGCCATCCGAAAAAATCCACGTATCCAATTGTGCCGTGAGTACAAAATCTCCGGAAAGCGAATCCCATAATTCACGTTTTTTCAGGAAATCACTATATTCCGAATGGTGTTCAAAATTATATACATCCAATTCGCGCAATTCGATCGCATCGGGCACCCCTTTTTGCCGCCAATATTGTGACGTATCTTTACCACAATAAAATACATAATTCCACGATGTTTGTCCGAGCACTTTTAAATATTGGTTAATAACAGATACACATTCGTCAATTGGACGTGGTTCAATAAACAAAACGGTGTTTTTCTGCATAAACGCTGTAAAATATATAGAGGAAACACATTTATATATTTTAGAGGACAATGTTAAAAGATGCACGAATGCGTGTCGCAATTATTGGTGGGTTCAAATATCATTTGGAATGCGCCGGTTTTATTTGCGAATTATTCCCCCATAATCTAGAGATAAACCTCTATTATAAAGAAGAATATTTCGGATACATTCCTTATTATCAGAAAATATATAAGAATCTGAGAGTCTTCACAACATTCACAGAAAAAGATATACTTGAAAATAATATCATTATAAAACTCACTTCAAATGATCCAATCTTAGAGGATGAGCGTATAATCTCAATTTTGCACGTTCATAATATGCAAAGTAAATCGGCGAAATATATTGCTCTGTCGCCATTTGTATCGCAAAAAAGCGATAAACTCATAAAATACATCTTCCCTCTATACAATGGAATAAAAACAGTGTCTAACAATAAGATAATTACTTACATCGGTCAATTTCAACCTGAATATTTCGACGAAGATTTGAAACAAATGGTTTCGTCATTGCCCGATTACCAATTTTATTTTGTATCGCACAAGATAGACCCAATGCTATTTAATGCACACAGGAATGTACTATGTTTTCCTGAATGCGACGCGTCCGAAATGATAGAGCTGGTTACACAAAGCAAATATATTTTACACAGACATATCCAGTTTTCCAATTTTGATCGGTTTTCGGGAGCACTCTCTATTGCTGTATCACATCGGAAACCTCTAATTCTTAGTACATATTTTGCGGAGACATATAACATACCGGCAATAACATATGATTATTTGTTTTGTGAGACAATCGATAAGATAAATGCTATGACTGATAATGAATACGATTTGGAACTTAATAAAATAGAGGCTTTTGTAAATAAGCAAAAAGACGCAAATAAAAATGCATTTCAAGAACTGATCAAATATAATCACATATAATAGGCAAATATTCATCTCCGCGGCGTTCAATCATAAATGGTTTTCCACAGCCATAAATAAGGGAATTCGCTACATAATAATCACATTTTTCTTTTGATGAATGTGGATCAATTTGTTTTCCAGTGGCTCTAAAAGTACCGTGTCTAAAAATTCTACAATTGAGTTGTTCGATATCAATATATGTTTCACAATGTGGGCATAAAATTATAAGATTTGTATTTTCATTCGACATTATGCTATAAAATCATAATATATTTATTTTACATTATGATTTTACACGTGTGAATTTTCAAGTATTCGCGTAATAACTTTTTGCGGATCTCGGTCAGAGTTCATATAGATATTTATTATTTCAGCCGGTGTGTAAAAATTGTCGTTTATAGACTCTAAGATATCCGCATCCAATTCTTTATGAAATAAATGTTTATAAATTTCTCCGATCGTTTTCCTACTCGCATAAGACAATTCGAGTTTTATATCAATACGTCCCGGACGTATTAAAGCGGGATCCAAATCATCATAGTGGTTGGACGAAATAATCATAATTCGGCCGGGGGTTTCGCGAATCCCATCCCATAAATTCAAAATGTCGTCAAGTGTTAGAGGCGGGTCTTCCATGGGAGCCGACAATTTGCTGATCGCGGTTGTTATTTCGTCGACACTTTTTTTGTCGGAATTCACAAGAACTATATTCTCCTTCTTCTTGGAGCGGTCAATCACAATATCGCCAATGCAGTCGATGTCTTCAAACACAACAATCTTATTATCAAACCCAATACTGTTTTTCACATTGTCTTCGTTATACCGATTCTCAAAAAACACGGCGTCCAATTGTTTCTTGGTTTTGATCAATTTCAACGATATAGATACAATATGCCGCTTTGTGTAATTAGCAAGCGCCTTGATAAAAGACGTTTTTCCCGTTCCTGGTGGCCCACACAACCCAATTCCGAGCGAATACGGTATTCCAATATTATAATACCAATCCTTATTATTCAAAAAGTAATCTATTTTATTAATCACAACGTCTTTGCCTTCGAAAAACAGATTTTCAAATTTACGCGTGCTATGAAAAACATTTTCATCCCATAATTCACATGAATTATTCTCATAGGTGTTTTTAATAAGGGTGTATATGAAACGTTGATTGTGACGTGCATTCTCTATATTTGATATATATTTCTGGGTAATATCATCAACGAAATCTTTTATTACGTCGATGCTGCTTGTATAAGAAAATACCTCAATGACGATTTTATCCACTTTAACACCCTTAGAGAGCTTGGTATTGTCGTCAATATTGTCTTTATTCTCAATAAGGTACGTATACGCATATATATTAAGCTTTTTTGAAACAACAAATTTTTTATACTGATTGACCATATATATTGATTTTTCGTCAATCCCTCTTCTATTATATAGAGTTTGTTCTTTGATCGAATATATTGATGGCTCTTTTGAAATATTTTGTAAGATATGATCCCACAGCGCTTTAAACCTATCAGTAAAAACCGTGTTAAAAGTGGGGGTTCCCTCATATACAGAGAACGAATTGGTTATTTTGCCCTCATATGTGATTGCGTTTTTATTATAAAAAAAATGTAAAAAATAATCTAGCTGTTTGAATGATATATTATCAAACATATTGTTAATTTGTTCTGATAAAAATGTGACGAGCGACATAGAAATTGCAAAAATAATTGCGTCTATAAATGAGTTTCCGGTTTTTAATTTATCAAACCATAAAAAACTAGAGATGTTCTTTAGTTGATTCATAATACTACAAATAAATAACAAAACGGTTTATATTGATTCGTAAAATATTTTACACGAATCGTCAATAGTAGCAATTATAATATTTTGTATAATAGTATAATCCTAAGATGAATGATATTGATGCATTGACTTTACAATTATTATCAAGTAAAAAACGATACAACAAATATCTGGAGAGTGCGCAACCCAACAAATCGAATGAGATCCAAGAGTTTTATGGGAAAATTCGCAAATACAAATCGCGAATACTTCAGACTGTTGAGAAATATTTAGACACACCTGAGACACAAACTACCACTGATGTTGATGAATCAATAGAGGCGTGTTTCAAAACATTGATTCGGCATTATGAAATCTTGAATAAAGAGCGCAAAGCATATTTGAAAGATTATGATGAAGATGATTCGACTGATGAAGAAGATGTTTTTGGTCAGACAAAAGAAGAGACTGAAGCTGAAGCTGAAGAAGCTGAAGAATCCGAAGAAACCACCAATAAAAAACCACAAGTTAGTTCATTTTGGGGGAATCAAATTACTAAAACACCCTCCCCAAATCTTGATGCATTTATTATAAAAAAGTCTAAAAATAATAATAAATCGTCTACAAATCGAGCAGCATATGAATAATCACATTGCTCACTTTATCGGTTTTGAATATATTTTTATCATCTGGAATCGGTATGCCTTCGCGCATATGTGCAAAAATCTGATAAGGCATAATTTTCAAATCGCGAACCAATATCTTGAAATTGCGCGATCCTACAGTAACATTAATAACATCCTTTTTCCAAATGTCTGAAATCAAATAAGAAAGACGCACGTGAATATTATTGTGTTCATCCAACGTAATATTTTCCGGTAATTCAGGAATACACTCTACAATAATATTCTCTTTTTCATATATTAATTCGGAGAACCATAGAGGCACCAACACAGTTGTGGTTTCGTCAGTGCGCAATTTGAAAACCGACTGATTATATAAATCGTCAATATTTGGATTCAAAACAACCTTTGTATATTCAACAGCCTCTATATTATCCATTTTTGAATCCATAATATCACGCGCCTTCTGTAAAAATGTTTCCGAAATATGGAATGAATCGCGGTATTGAGACAACACATTCAGTATTTTTTGGGCATTTTTACGGTCCATTGATTCAAACATCTGCAGTCCCTTATCTTCACATCCGAGAAGTATCCGCATTAATATAGGATGGAAAATGTGTTTCTGAAATGTTTTGTTGTTATAAAGGGTCTCTATAAATGAAGCAACAATATTTATATAACTGGAAGATTCCTTTAATTTTTGGTAGATCATAGAGGCTGGTGAAATATTAGGGTTTTTGGGATCGTCTTCATTAGCATCGACATCGTTAGCATCCATATCATAATCAAGACCTCTAATAAGATAATCGTGTGCATCTTTAAGTTTCACAAACGTGTCGTAAGTATTTGTATTCGGGTTTTTATCCGGATGATATTTCAAAGACATCAATTTGTATTGTTTGCGAATAACCTCTAGAGATATTTTGTTTGGATCAATCATTAATAATTCACACGCATTTTGGTAATTCATTGTATTTGAATACTTTTATTATCATATAATGAACAATACTCTCTAAGTGATAAATCGGCCTATAATTATTATTGAAATATTTCAAGAACGAATACATCTTTATCAATACATCGCTTATATCATCGCCTTTCAAATAATCTTTCTCAATCATATGACTCAATATATACCACATACAATCCGCGGTATCCAAATTATATATCAAAATATCATAGAGGGCATCACGAAATGCCGCATGCACCAATTTATGCGGCTGTAACATCTGCTCTATAATCGTGTCGCACACAATGTTGAAAATATCCTTGGGTATTTTATCTGGCGACGGCATTTTCCCGAAATTATTAATCTCTTTCAAGTTCTGTATTCCAGATGGTTCAACATAATTCAAAATAGTTGTTGCATTATCAAACGCCTCTACATCGCCATTCCATTTCTGGCGAAAATTGGCCACTTTATTAATAAAAGCTGTTTCTTGGCTTTGATCTGATAATGGTTCCGCATCGTGCTTTGTATATTTGCGCACTTTCTGGCCCTGAATCCGCTGATTCATTAACAACTCCAAATACATTTTCTTGGTTGGCCGCTTCACATTTATGATTTCACACGCAGATAAGATATTATTCGGAATGAAACTAATATGTTCCGTCATAATAATGAATCGCAATTGTATGTTTGAAAACTTGTTATTGTATTCTTGAATATAACTGTAGAATATCTCTAATAATTCCGTGTGAATCCAATGAAAACTCTTACATACGATGATACCAAATTTTTCGGGTTTCACTGCAACAATATCTACAATTTGTTGGATAATTTCGTGCCACAATATCTTAGAATTGCATCCGAGCAACGACATATCAATTTCATAATGGATATCACTGATCCGATATTGATAATTATATTTATCATTTTGCATACATATCTTCTTATCATATGTGAGACCGCTCGGACTATAACGCTGTATTGCATTCAGCATTTGAGTATATTTGCCCACTCCGGATGGTCCGTAAAAAATCAAATTAGTGAGCTGCGAAAGGTGTTTGGGGAATCTAGAATAATGGCGGGTTAATTCGGGATGCAAATTGAATTGTTGTAGAGACTGGAGATAATCTTCATAATGTGTTTCGTAAAATTTCATTTGGTGTATATGATGCGCAATCTATAAATCCTTTATTGAATAATTCTAAAAATATCGAGCTTTACAATTATCGCAACAAAATGGGTTTTTCAAAACAATCTCTATTTTCTTCGTCGCAAAATTCTGAATGCAAGTTTGTATTAAATTCAACATATTTATTTGGTAGCGATCATCATCTTCGTTTACTGTTGCGTCTGGATTGATCTTGAATATTAAATTATCGGAATCGTTACCCGTATCTATGACGACAGTTTCGCCATATAAAACGACTCTTTTTTCGTCTGGTATATTTATTTTTATTCTGCATAGAGACACATTGCAATGTCTGTAAATATCTACTCTATTGTCTTCAATCAATGTTTTGAGATGTAATTGGGCGTCGTATATCAATTGATCTTGTGACGGATTTTTGAAATATGTGCATCCATTCTTGGTCTTATGGACGAAGCTCTGGAATCGTTTTTCGCCTTTTCGCAATATTAGATCAGATGAGCAACATAAACAGTTGTATTTGTTAGTTTTTTCTACGGAAATGATATTCTCGTATCGGTTTGTTGTTGTATTTATGGCGCCCAAAATATAATTCATTGTTTTGATAAATTATATTTTATTGGTATTTTATTAGTATTTTCAATTTTATTGTTCTCGAATGAAAACATTATAATAATTATAAATTCTCTTCAATTCGCAATCGTGTTTTGTATGATTACTTTCTCGACTCAAATCTTCGCCGCATAAAAACACAATTTCATTATGCTTATAAAATGACTGTACTAGTTCTAATAATGGAGTGCCTCTATGATAACTACCATAAACAACAATATCATATTTGTGATCAATTATATCGTGAACTACCGTCTTATCGTATTCATCATTTCGGTTTTCTTTTCGAATCGTCTTTTGATAAGTCATTCCGCCGCCCCAGTGGCGAACAAAATCGCCATCATAGTCATCATATAAATGCGCCACTTTGGGGTAATCGTGACATTCTGCACCAAGGATATTTTTGAAACCAGACAAAGTAAGACATCGCAAATAGTCGGCATCTAAATTGCCCGATAAGAATAA